AATTGATGTGCCTCTTGGAATGATTACACCACCACGAACACTATTTAATTTGAATAGTTCATTGTCAGGTGATGTTAAATCAAAGTTACTACCAAGTCCGAATGGACTTAATATCTGATTGGTCTGTCCAAATCTTGTTGTATATCTTGCACTACCACTCACATCAACAGGTATAAATCCTGGCCTGTTATCAACCGTGTGCGTACCAGCAGCAAGGATGATGGTGGTTAAATCGAACTTATCATTTCTCTGTCCAGCAACATACGAAAACCTAGCAGCTTCAATTAGAGCTCTTTGGATCGTTTTAAATGGTCGGGTTTGGGAGTTTCCTTGATTCTCGATACTATCAGTCGCATCCAATTCATTGGGATCAACGTAGATAACATTACCTTGAATATTCTTTAGAAAATTCTCCAGTCTTGAAAGAGGCATCTTATTGGGCTATGTACAAATTTTCTTCTGTTTTATTTATGAGTCTTATTTATTGATACTATAGATAGAATTATCGCCAGGATAATCATTGGTGTTAGTTCCTTCATACTCTGGAATAAGTTTTTCAACATCTTTTCTTTCAGCATAAACATGATAGAAACAATCAATAGTTGATAAATCAGTAATCAAATCAGTATTAGTTGAATCCTCTGCAATGACAATAAACTCATTATTAAACTCTTGAATCACAAGATTTTGATTTGATCCAATCGGTTGTAACTGAACAGTGATACTATCTTCATGAACTAAATCTTTCCAGTAATCAGGTAAATTAATTACATTCGATTCTTTTAATCTACCACGATAATAAACGGCAGTTTCTGGGCCTTCTAGGCAAATGTGACGTAATCTATGTCCTTCTTTTGATGGGTGAGAAATGTCAAATGCCTTTGCACCAGCTGACTTACCACCAACACCACCACTTATACTACCACTTGTATGAGCACCGATAAGAGTTGCTGCCTTAACAGTTCCAGTAGCTTCAATGTCTCCATCTTGATCTGTGTTTCCATTAATAGTTACATCACCATTAACGAGTAGTGCCTGTATGGTTTTATTATCGCCATCTATCACTACATTACCATCAATCTTAGCAGCTAACTTAACATCTAATTTTGGTTGTTGGTCATTCACTAACTGAATCACAGAGTCTGAACTAACGTTCAATACTCCTTCATAATCATTTTGAGTTTTCTTTACATCTCCACATATTACAGGGCCATTTAAAACTGAAGTTCCAGTTGGTGTCTTATCAGGTTCTCCTTGTGGTCTAGATATATCAAACCCAACAACAACCTTATTGAAATCGGGTTGCGGTAATATAAAGCTCATCCTAATCCTCCTGTTAAATCGGTGATGTCTCCTAATTCACCTTCGACTCTCTGTTTTAATAATTTAATTTGATCAAATAACCCACCCTCTTTTGAAGCTGCCTCACTAGCATCTTCAGCTAAACCTTGAAGGGTGTTTTTAGTTTCCTCTCTCATCTCTGGGGTGATGATTGTTTCTCCTGTCTCTGCAAGATTTTTTAAATTCTTAAATGTGCCTTTGACTTCATCTGCGAATCCCCCTATTTTTTTCTCATCAATTGCTTTGAGTCCTTCACCAACTTCTTTCAATCCTAAATCTAAAGTTGATGATTTATTTGCCAATTCAAATAGAGTTCCGAATCCTTCCTTTGCTTTATCAATATGTGATTCAAATCCAGAGACAAATTTCATTAAACCACTTGTAACGATATCAGCTTCCTGAGTCGCTCTACATGTAAATTTTTCACAATTAGTTCGCACGTCTGGAGCTTTCAAATGAACCATTCTGGTTGCATCTATGGTGATCTCACCATCTTTATTACCAGCAGCTAATTTATCAGTCGATAAAGTAATATTTCTTGCCTTTAAGTAAATATTACCATTCTCTGCTTCAAGTCGTATATCACCTCTTTTGGCGACTATAAGTTTTGCTGGTAACTCATCATTTTCACCACTATCTCTAACTTTTAAACCTTTACCTACAGTTTCCTGTGACATGCCTGGCGTTCTCATAACATGTCTGCCAGTTCCAGGCCCACCCTGACCCGCTTGACCTTTTCCCTTTTCTACTCCAGACCCACCTTGACCTGTGCTAGAATAAAATCCAAGAACTTGGGCCTCTTGAGTTGTAAGTTGATAAAGTGACATACCATGTATGCTATCCATGTGACCAGAACCAACACAGTATCTTTCTTCACATGTTTCTTGGAAATTTTTTCCGTCTTTTGGGGATAAATCTGACATCTACTTTGTTACACAATCAATTACGGTTATCACGGCATCTTGAGGTATCTCAGATGGAAGTTTTGCAATTTCCTCTGGAAGTTTTGTAAGTTCTCTATCAAAGGGAATATTTGTATCTGCAAGTTGAGATGCATCATCAATCTTAGTAAATTTAAGAATCGGTGTTATTCTAGCAAGAACTCCAGTGTCACTATTTATTGTTATTTCTGGAATGTCTGTGAATCCAAATCCACTATTTACAACGTTTGCACCCACAACTCTACCATCAACCACTTCTAATTCAACCTCTGCTTTTCCAGGCGCTTCATCAATGTTGATACCATCGGGACTAACAGATCCACCACTAACTGTGACTGTATCAGTTGGTTCATAACCGAATCCAGTATTTTCAACAACCACATCAGATAATGTGCTTACATAAGACACAGCACCATCATAATTTGCATTTGGATCTGGTGTAACCTCTTTTACAACTAAATTACCATTCTCGTCACGAGTTGTGTCTGTTGTATTTGGCAAAAATCCCTGACCTCCATCTGTGATCACAACATCTTCAACCGCACCATCCTCATTCATACGAACATAACCACCAGCACCAAAACCATTATCACAACCATCAACAAATGTGAGTGATGGTGGTTTTATATATCCCGACCCTGGCTCATTAATTGCAACACCAATAATTTTTCCAAGTGCATTTACAATTGCACTTCCACTTGCACCTTTACCATCTGGACTTCCAATAAAATCAACTTTTGGTGGGCCACATCGAAGAACATTTGTATTACAATCTGGTTTTGAAATTCCTGATGGGCTAATATCTGGAATCAAACCATCTAGTCCAATATCAAAATCTGGAAGTAAATTACCAGCTACACCTGATATACCACCTCCACCTATGAGACCACTTGCCACGCCACCCAGAACGCCTCCACCTAAAGCATCACTTACTGCACCACCAGCTAAACCTCTTACTGCACCTAGAGGATTAGTGATTGAATTTAAATTTGCAATACCAAGTATATTACTAAAGTTATCTTCACCAGACTTTGAAGTTCCAGATTTAGATGAAAATTGAGTATTTGGTGGGCAATTTTGTGCGTCACATTCAAGAGTGTTTGTAAGAATATTTGCAAACTTAATTGCCTTTGAGAATATCTCACTTGGAGGAGAAATACCACCGCCTTGAATATTATTCAGTTGATCAAACGTGCTTCCAAGATTAGTGTCTAAAATATTATTGAGCTGACCAAACATGTCACCTAGAAAACTTTCAACTGCACAAGTAGGAACATCTAAGATTGATCCTAACATATTTTCTAAACTTTTATTTAAATAATCACCCAACTGTTCAATTATCTTTTCAAAGTTACAAAATATTATATCGTTTAAACCCTTAGCTGCTTGTGCAACACCAGGCTGGAAAGAGGATGGAGTTTTATCTTTCATGGTTTTAGACAATTTATTCATTGTCTCCTGTATTGTCCATGAACGACCACGACGAATTAATCTTGACATCGAAGCATGAATCTTCATCGATGCTAATTTTATTTCTTGTTTCTTATCAACAACACCGCCATACATTGGATCAAGAGTTAAACCTCCAACATCTTGATAAGAATTCATTTCTTTTGTAAAATTCTTTAATGCATTTGTTATGTTTGATATTTCATTATCCTCACATGCAGTGATATTATCAAGTTTTATATTCGTATCTACATTAATCTCTTTTGTTGCAGCACTTGAAGCATTAATAACTTTACCACCAACGAGTTGTGCAAATGTTTTAAATCCCCAATCGTATGGTGATTTTTCAACCGCTTTATCCTTACCGACTTTTGCCTTTACATCTGGTGGTGTGTATGGTGTAAATTCAGTTTGTTTAAACGCATTGAATTTATCACTCTTTAATTTATCCTTGACAAATGTTTGTCGAAATAAAGTTCCAAAAACCACAGGTTGTTGTGCATCTGCGCCGTCAAGAAAAAATCCAACAACCACCTCTCCACCTTGATAGTTCATGGTTCTTCCACGACCACCAGTGCTTGACTCACCAGGCGGCATGAGAACATGTGCCATTGGTAAGTCTTTATCTGGTAAGTCAGCGTCATTACCATGATAACCCACAATGCGAACTCGACAACGATGAGAATAAACTTCTTTACCGTCCTTTCCTGTTTGTTTTTCTCTAGATTTTTCCCACTCTCCTTTCTTAGGATCGGTCACTTGACCGATCCACCATTGCATTTGATCTCTTCCTACAAAATTACTGGCTGATGGATTGTACATTTAATTAATCGTCATAGATTAAACACTCTGGTTCATCTGGATGCATGTCACAAAATAATTCTAAAGCATTTGGATCATGATGATCGCCTGCTTCAATTTCTTTCTTATGATGTTCGACATACTCCTCTAACTCATGCAACTCTTCCTTTGCATGTCTTCTCGCTGCTGGATTCGCTTGTGGGTCATCAGCAATCTTTTTGTCATATTCAATGTGATCTTCGATTGATTTCATTTGATTCTCCTTTTTCTTTTATTTAAGCGGTAAAGACATCACGAATTAATTTCAGTTGAGTTTCACCTCTTCCACCACCAATTATGTGTCTTAATTCACAGATAAGATATTTTCCACTAGGATCATTAGTCTTATCATTTCCAGTGCTATCTACAGGTTTATCTCCATCTCCTTTTTTAAGTGGTAATTCAATTTCAATTACATCACCAGCTCTCAATAAAACATTTAACGGAATCGAGATGGCCATTGCCTGTGAGAACAATAGGTTATTTCTAATATAGGATTTATTTTGATAAACGGCAAGCGATGTTTTAGGATCTTTTTTATCTCTTTCTGCTCCTTTTTGTGATACTCCAGCATCATTAACACGATACATTAATCGAGTTGGTTTTTCTTCAAGTCCGTTTAATTTAGCTTTCTTCTTTAGATTCAAATTTTTATTAGCATCAAAATCAATTACCTCAGCCTCTTGATTTTCAATATCAACATATATTGTTTTATTTGCATACATTCCCATTCTCAAATTCATACCAACATCATTTGATTGTTCTAACATGTTCTGCAAAATCGTAGGTTGTTCCATTGGACGATCTGCAAATGTATATTTTATTGCTTCTTGATTAAGTAATGTTTTGATTGATTTAAAATGATATCCATCCAAGTTTTCAAAAAACATAAAACCAAAATCATCATTTGCTGATTGTGCTTTAGGACACAACCACTGTATCGTGTCAAATGGTCTTTTTAAATTACCTATGAATGAATAAGAATTGACCGCTCTAGTTTCATTATCTTCAGTTCCAAATACATCTTTTTTAGTTTTAATCCCCTTTTCATCGTCAGTTAATATTTTTTTAACAGTTTCTGATACATTTCCAGTAAATTTTTTATTTAATCTTGCAGTTTCATTAATGAATGTTTCCTCAGATACGAAATCTAAAGTCGCTTCTTGAACTTGTGAAGTTGTATTCATATCAACAACCGCATTTAAGATCATTCGATGATCTTTAGTAATTTTAAACTCATCTCCCTCAGTGCCATCTTTGACTGTTACCTCGACTAACTCACCACCAGTGATTCCCTTTCGACCAATCACTTGATCAATGTCATGAAATCTTATTGTCATTGATATGCTTGGACTCTCAATACTTTCATAATAATTAATTTTTGGAAGTCCTCCCGATATCTCATATTCCTCATCTAATGAAGATCCATTAGGAATCAACATGCATTTAGATACTATAAAATTACTCTGAGACATTACTGAATCATCCTCGCTATCTCTGGTGGCAATTGATTTCGACTAGGTGATATTGATAGATATTGATTCTTCAATGATTTTACAAAGGGTATGGGTGACAGAGTTGTTTTTATCTCTGCGTCTGAAACTTGTGATGGTGTAACTTTTTGTCGAGGAGTTCTGAATTTCTCAGGAAGGACTACTTCTCCCCGTTGATCAAAATCAAATCTATCTCCAGTTACTTTATCGGCAATACCACCTAAGACCCCAAGTATTCCTCTTTCTTTAACATCAGTAACTTTTTCAACAACTGTTTCTTTTGCCTTCGTTACTATTCTTTTATCTGGGTCTAATATATTAAGTGATTTTTCTTTTACATCTTCAAATTTTTCTTTGATAACGTTTGTGCTATTTGTAGCGACTTCTTTTACTTTATCTCTAACATCTTTAGCTGCATCAACACCTTCTTGTACTTTATCAGAAACTGTTGATACCGCAGCATCTTTTTTATCCTTAATTATTTCAAGACCCTCCGCAGCCTTTTCCTTCACTTTAGATGCAGTTTCTACAACCTTATCTCTTGCTGATGTTGCAACATTACTCACTGTTTCTATTCCAGATTTAGCAATATTTTTGGCAGTTTGTGCTAATCCACTCTCTTTGATATTCTCTGATATATTCTTTACGCCCTTTACAGCCTCTTTACCAAGTCGAAAGAGAGCACCAGTGCCTGAAATTTTATCACTTTCCGAATCACCTTTTTTATCAAAATCAAATACACCACCTGTTAGAAAATCAGCAGCACCAGCAATACCTCTCTTTGTTTTTTCAAGACCTGCTTTCGCAATGTTCGTGACTTTATCTTTTAAAGCATTAAAATTTTTAATGAATGATTCTTTCATTGCATTAAATTTTTTACCCATATCATCTTTAAACTTATTAAATGATTCCCCTAATTTTTTTGCCGTGTCACTAAAAAACTTACCCAATTTTGGTAGAACTTTTCCTAAGAGCGCCGTGAGTAAAATAGAACCAGCACCAATTAAAAGAGCTTTACCTATGACTGGTGCGAGAGCAATAAATCCAGCCGCAATTCCTAAACCACCAACAACTTTTAATATTCCACCAAGAAAACCACCTAGACCACCACCACTTGATTTTCCATCTTTTCCACCATCTCCTACAGGGCCTGGTTCTCCATCTTTACCATCAGCGGGTTGAAGATTTTTGAGTCTTTCATCCATCTTCTCTTTTTGTTCTTTATCCTCTTGTTCAAATCTTCTATCTGCTTCTTCATCCTTCTCAAGTTTTCTCTCCACTATAATATAATTTGCAACATCACGAATTTGTGTTCTCATTGCTTCGATTGAAACAGACAAACTATTAATCAAAGTTTTATTTGCATTGATAACACTTAAGTTAGAGTTAGCTGTTTTAAGGGCCTTATTAGCGACACCTTCAACTTGATCAACTCGATTGAAGAAACTATCTAAGTCGATCTTTTTATTAGGTTGTTGTTGTTCTTCATCCATACCTTCCAGCACCCTCTTGTTGTTGTCTCTTTAAGTTTTCCTTTTCGATATAATCTGTAAGAAGAGCAATGTAGATGTCTCGTTCCCAAGGCATCATATTTTCCAACTCCGTCAAGCTATATTTATGGTATTGCATGAGAGCAAAATTGATACGATAATACGATTCAAGATCCTCTCTTGCAATACTTAGGCGAAAAAATCAGCTAAGCCCTCCAAAACGACAGTCCCTTTTTTCTTGGTGTTTGGATTTACAACTTCAATTGTATGTGATAATTTAGGCATCGTTGAGAAAAAATTCTCAACCTTTTTATATTGACTTGAATTCAATTGTTCAACAAAGTCCATTCTCTCAGATGGAGTGTAATCTTTAGCCTCCCATGCATCCTCACCAGTAAAGATCGTATCCATACAATTAGCAACGACTTTAAAAGTTTTTTCAACTACTGTTTCTGATCCATCACTAGTTTCAAAATTAGTTTCAATGAATTGATTCAATGATGGATATTTCATCCGAAGAGTCATCTTATCATCTAAACGAATGTCTGTTGAATGATCTTTTTGTCTAACGACTTTAATTTCATCAACATATATTGTCACTGGAACTTTTGTTTCATTATCATCAGGGCAAGTCACGGTTATTTTGATATCCTCTCCGATTGATTTAGATCGAATATTTAAAAATAGATATTCAATATCAAATGTAGGAAGTTGATCAACATTAATTCCTTTTGTTAAAATACATTTCTTCAATACCTCTGTTACAGCATGTGTAATCTCGCTTGAATTTTTTGATTCTAATGCAATAATCAAAACCTTTTCTTCTTTCACAAGAAAGGGACGATATCTAACTTTTTTATTTGATGATGGTAGTTTTAACTCATAGGTTGGAGTTTCAATGGTGGGTAATGGCATAATGTTTTATTCAGTATTTTATATAGGAGAGTTAATATTAATTAAATGCTGTTCCTCTTCGTGAAGCGTTTAGTTTATCTCTATTCTGTTGATATTGTGGTTTTTTACGATTAGCTAATAGTTGTTTCCTGTTCTCTATATTAGTGACATTTGATGTGATGTCATTTGAATTTATTAAATCAAGAGGAGTGTTAATCGGAGCATGAATACCATCCATTCGATCAAAACTTGTGAAGAATCGATCATAGGCAAACTGTACAGCACATCTTAACACATTTGAGTCACCATAGGCAACTCTCATCGATGTTAAATTAGTGGGCCATATATTCACAAATTCATATGACATCATCTTAGTTTGACCTGATCTAAATCTTTTTGGTTCTTGTATAAAAGTATCTCTTTCAAACTTT